ATGCCCCACACGTTGTGTATCTACCAAGGCAGCATTGATCACCGTGGTGAATTGTTCTGCCCAGTTGAAATTAGTTGGATCATTCCAGGTGATAGTGGCACCTGCAAGATTTATACCGTTGATATCGGTAACATTTTCTGTGGTGGTCACACTGAATACTTTGAGATATCCACTGGCAGCAGTATTTCGTTTGGCAGTGTAGCTCACTAGGTTGGCCAAGCGAACCACGCTGTCTCTGCGTTCAGCTGTGTCTATGTAGTTTTCTCTGGTGTTGAGATCGTTGCGAAAACTCAGTGATTGCCCCATGAATGCAATCACATCCAGCAAGGCTATGAATTCAGATGACTCAATGTAGTCGTTGAAAGTTTCTGGATAGTATTGGCGTAGGTAATCTACAAAACTTTTACGAAGAGCTTCAAAGTCGTAGCTTTGGAAATCAGCTTCCCTATAGGTCTGGTAGATGCGTTTCCAGTCTTCTACTCCGAATACAACTGTTTGTCTAGTGGTGCGTGCCATGATGGTCCATTGTTATCTGTTATTTACCGCAAATATAAACGGCTGCTTTTATGCGAAATTTGCCATTCTCTGTTGTTGATCAAAGAACACACTGAGCAGTTGAGCATCGGCGTTGGGCACAAATTGTATTTCTAATTCAATCAAGATGCCATTTTCCTGGGGAAAAAGATTTATATCTGCGATAATAACTCGTGGATCGCCGGATGCCACACGTTGTATTTCACGCATGATAGCGGCATTGGTAACTTGATCTTGATTTTCAAACAACAGATCCCATAGCGTGGTTCCATAACTGGGACGCCCGGGTAATTGCCCTTGTGTGATATTAAAAGCGTTTAATAGATCACGTTTGATCAGGTCAGTATCTGTGAGAGTGAACTTTTTATACTGATTTTGTGTGTTGAATCCAATGAATGTGGCCATGTTGATATTTAGTCAGCATTGCCCCACCCTTATGGAGGACCGTCGCCGCCACCAGGTGGGTCGCTATTGTTGCGTAAACTGTTAGAATATGAGCCCGGTGGACCAAGCCCGTCGGGACCATCCCCACCACCAAACTGTGCTGCATCCGCTGATTTTTGTTCGCTAGATGGAACTGGATTATTCTCAGCTGTGGCTTCTTTGCTCCAATCTGTAGCTTCAAAATCAGCTGCGCTAGGAAATGCAGCTGGCACCGGTGCTACTGCCGGTGCCACTGTTGTTGTGGCCTTAAGAGCCAGACCTGCAACAAACCCAATAGGGCCAAGAAATCCTAGAGCTGCTGCTACAGCTTTGGGATTATCTTTTGCAGCTTGTGTCAATGATGACACTGCTTTTGACAGTGATTGTCCAATTGACCCGGCAGCAGGTGTAGCGTTTTGCCCGGTGCCTGTGACCCCGGCAGATGCAGCACCGCCAAACATGGATGCCTTGTCAGCAGAGGTGATTCCGCTGCCCAATGTAGTATTTTCGCTGCCCACAGTGACTGGTCTTCCATCGCCACCTAGCACAGGTGATCCATCCGCGGTGCGTAGTATACCACCATACCCCACAGAGATTGGCGATCCTCCGGATCTTGTTATCTCCTGATTTACTGCTGCGATTGCCTGGGCTGGGCTCACACTGCCGAGGGCAGCTACTGCGGTTGTGACTGCGCTCTGGGCAGCAGAGTCAGATATCCTGTTTGTGGAACCGCCAGCACTTGGAAAATTTGGTGAGGGTATTTTTGGATTTCCAATCACGGCTGTTGTGGCTTGATTCAAACTCTGTCTGTTCACTGTGTTCACGTATCCTTTGGCTATTACCACTCCTAGAGAAAGAGCGCCAATTCCCACAGCTATGTTTTGATTCTTGGCGCCAAATGTGCTGCCATAAGTCGACGAATTTATAAAATTACTGATCTGAGTGGTTATGTTGGCCGGGGCATTGTTGTTCAACCATTGAGTTGTTGGCTCAACCCCATATTTGGTGGCTGCATTTACCAAGGGCCCTACTGCTTCTGCTGATTCATTTCCATTGAGTGTGCCATTCTGTTTGAGCTGTTCATAACTATTGCTCATGAGATTTTGTTGTGTGGCTGTTTGCAAGCCCACATCGTTGAGTATGGTTTGAATATCCGTGGCTCCTTGTTTGCCTGTCCAACTGGTAGGGCTACTAAGGATGCTCACAGCATTAGCAGGATCCTGTTTTACCTGATCGGCAATGCCTGGTTTGATCAACCCTGCTGTTTGTAACTGATCCGCAGTGAGCCCATAGGTGCCCAATCCATTGGTGGTAGTTATCACATTGGCAGATTGATCAACCACGGCCGCTGTGGTAGCCACTAGTCCTTGAACCTGTGCCGAAGACACGCTGCCCACAGTTTGAGAATTTACACCGGTTTTGAGAAAATCACTCACTGTGATAGCAGTTTGTGGAGGCACACCAATTTGATTGGGCAGTTTGATATTGTTTCCAATCTGTTTGGCCAGTGACAAGGCTTGCGGGCTGATCTGCGATGCTGCGGCTGCCAATCCACCTTCAGTCTGTGTCACAGCATTGACCAATCCGCCCACAGGCACCCCTGTCAGTCCACCTGTTTTGTATTGTTGATTGAACACAGCCAATGCGTCGTCATAGGAAGTGCCTGCCGGCGCTTGCACTTCAAACGCCGCACCTGCCGAGTTAGTGAATTTCCAAACGCTGGTGGTATTAGTAGTGTTGATGCTCATGCTGTTCTAATTATGCTAAAACCGTCGGGCACAGGGGTATCAGCCGGTGCCGGCCCAGGTGCGCCATCTGTGAAACTAACTGTGTTGGGCACCCCTTGATTGTGATATGGATATGGCTCGTGTGTGGGTGCTCTTGTGACAATACTTTCTAATCCTTGATCTTGCACTTGCCAACCAGTGCTGTTGTTGAATGTGGTGTCTGGCATCTTGGTTGTGGGATACAATCTTGGCTTGGGCACTTGAGCACCTGCACGACCATTCAAGTCTATCCGACCTGCATTCAATCTCAATGCACTGCCACTGTTCCAGGATCCTGACATGCTTTGCACAGCCAAGGTGCCGTCACTGAGCACACCAATGGCTTTTTCGCCGTATATCCTCATGGAACCTTCAGTGGCGATGTCCAATGTTGTGACTGCTCCAATGTGTGTGGCGGCATTTGATTTCATGTTGATGTTGCGCCCGGCAAACATGTTGATATCTTTGTCTGCATGTAGATTGATTGTGCCTTCAGTTCTCACATTTACTGAATTGGTGGAATAAACATCAACTGTGCCTTCGGCTCCGAGTTCTATCCAAGTTTGTCCATTGGCATGCCCGATGTAAAAGAAGTTTTCGCTGTCGTTCATCATGATCTGATGACCTTTGGTTGTTCTCAATCGGAACAGGGCATTCTTGTTTTCTAAATCACCGTCGTCCATGACCAAGGTATGTCCACCATAACGTCCAATCACAGTGACCTGATCAGGGCGCAATGTGCCTGTATCTAGACGTTGGCGTATGGTCTTGGGATCCAGACCGCCTTTGTATATGGGTTGGCCCGGTGTGGAAACGCCGTATACTGTGCTGGGACTTTCACGCTGTGCATTTGAGATGATAGGGCCGCGCTCCGTATCACGATCAAGACCTTGCTGGAAAAAGATAGCTGCCTGATAGCCGTGAACAGGTTTAGGTTGATCATAGAATCTTTGATTTTCATCTATCTCTTTGTTGTCAGTGTTGATTTCTGTAACAGGCAGTTGCGGAGTGTTATTGAAATATTCTTTTTGCGTTTTATTCTGTGTGACATATTGACTCTGCTTGGCTGCACCAATAGCAGGTAGCATGTGATTCAAGTTGTCATCAATGATACAACCTAGATAATATCCTTGGCTGGGATCACCTTCCACAAAGAAACAGATCACTCTGGTGCCAATATCCGGTGGAGTAAACCACATGCCATAGCTCTGTTGATTTCCTGGATACCCACCAAACCCTGCGGTGGTTCCTGATTTTGGTGTTGCGCCGTAGAACGGTGGTAGGTAATTGACCCAGCGCAGCCCTCCCTTGTCATTGGCTCCTGAACTAAATTGTTCAA